ATCACGCAAGGTGCGCCACACCATCGCGCCCCTCAACAAATCAAACTACGTTTTGATTACCGACCCTTCCCTGCTCAGCCAACTCAACCCCAAAAGGACAACATGACCGACCTGACCCCAACCCAACGCAAACAGATCGCACAGAAAGTGCGGGACGCTGAAGCATTGCAACGCGTGGCTATGTCACGCTGTGCATGGGACGAAGTGTGGCACCTGCAAGGCGCAATCGTCATGCTGTGTACCCTGCTGGGTAGGGAGGCATTGGTCGAATGACTGAACAACCTGACGCCCTGCGATTAGCAGACGAGATTGAACGAACTGGCGCACACCAAGTCGCCGCTGAACTGCGCCGACTGCACCAAGAAAACGAATGGCTATTGGGCGAACTGGAAACCGCCTATGCCAAAGCCAGGGAAAAACTAACCGCAACCAAGCCCATGTAATCATTACATCAACCATCAATCAAAAGGAAATCATCATGACAACGTACTACACCACCCTGAAATTTCGCCTTGAGCGCCACATGTTCAAGCGCGGTCGCAACAAGGGCAGTGCGCCCATGGGACGCAGAGGCAAGACCCACTACCTGCTCATCGACCGGGGCACACACCTGGCTGTGCGCTTCTGGAACACAGACATCATCCGGGCATACCCGGACGGCAAGGTTATGGTTGACTGCAACGGATGGGCTGACCGCATCACGACCAAGACACACCTCAACGATGCCCTGCCACAAAGCATGTGGGTAGGCAGTACCAAATTCCGAAGCGAGTCGCAACTGTGCGTCAACACACAGGCGGGTTGCTATTACTACTATGACGGCATCACGTTTGATGCAGACGGCAAACCCACTACGGAACTGCGCCCGTTCAAAGCGCGGCGCATCGACAAAGACGAAGTGGCTGAGTTGAACCAAGCCCTGGACGAGTACGGCTTCAAGGAAATGTTCAAGGTGCTGTGGGGTGCATGTGAGTATGACGAGTCGCACACCATGATTGGCACCAACAACCACGACTGGCGGTGGGTACGCAACAAACTCGACCTGTTCGATATGCCTGATGTGCATGCCGACAAGTGGCGCCCCATGGTCGCTTACTTTGCGTTTGAGGATCGTTGGGTTCTTGACCCACAGACAGGCAACCATCGCAAGACAGGAACCAAACTCAGCCCATCGGAGGCATGGTCGAACCTCATGCGGTGGGTCAAGAAAGATATGTACAGAACAATCGAAACGGAGGTGTATGAACTCAGTAAGTGATCTGTAAGGCAAACCCATGAAACTCTCATGTAATCATTACATCAACAACCAAACCTAACTCAACCAGGAACAACCATGATTAAAGTATCCCTCTCCCAATGCGCCGCACTCATCCGTACCTGCGGCACGACCAACACCTTCATCGTCCGGGGTCGCCCCGGTATCGGCAAGTCGTCCATCCTCAACATGCTTGCTGAGATGTTGCCCGACTATCTGCCCTGCTACATCGATGTATCCAACCTTGACCTCGGTGACCTGGGCATGCCTGTCGTTGACAAAGAAAAGATGGTCACCCACTACGCACCCAATGCTCGGTTCGGTATCGGCAATGGGCAGACCAAACCTGTCATCATCATGCTTGACGAGTTGGGCAAGGCGTCCCGCCCTGTGCTTAACATGCTGTTGCCTGTCATCCTCGAACACCGCCTGGGCGACACCGAGTTGCCTACTGGCTCGATCGTATTGGCGACTACCAACCTCGACACCGATGGTGTGGGTGACATGATCCCTGCCCATGCGTACAACCGCATGACCGAGTTGGTCGTTGACATAACTGTTGACCAGTGGCTTGAGTGGGCGGGTAGCAACGGCGTGTCGCCCGAGGTCATGGCGTTCGCTAAGCAAACCCCCGAGGTGTTCCAGTGCTATACCGACCTGGGCAAGGGCGAGAAGAATCCCTACATCTTCAATCCGTTGTCGGGCAACGTGCGTACCTTCTGCTCACCTCGCTCATTGGCCAAGGCATCGCATCTCATCGAGTCGCGTGACATCCTGGGTGAGGCCTTGCTACCTGCCCTGTCCGGCACGATCGGCGAGTCTGCGGCGCGTCAGATGGAGGCATTGGTCAACCTGTCCGACCAACTGCCCCTGTTCGAGAACATCGTCAAAGACCCGGGCAAGACCAAAATACCTGACAACGACAGCGTGTCTGCGTTGTTCATCCTGGCGTTCATGTTGGCGGGTCGTGTGACCAATGACACGATGGATGCGGTCATGACGTACGTCACCCGGTGGACTCACTTCGAGGCGCATGCCCTGTTCATCACTTCGTTGGCAGGCAACAAGACCAAGGTGGGCATGGCATGTAAGAACCGCCAGTTCACGCAAGCCGCCGCCAAACTCGGCAAGTACTTCTAAGGGGATGGTGATGCTCGTTACCGAATACACAACAGACGGGCGCACCATCGTGCGCTTCCGTAAAGACTGGAATCCCAGTCGCATCAGCAAGGGGTATGTCGCCCCGCTGAAGAACTATGTGGAGTCGAAGGACGCATGCAAACTGCAACGCGCTCTGTTGTCGTACCCCATCACAAACAAACGAAAGGCCTAAGTCATGGAGATCACTATCACCGACTTCTTTCTCATTGTGTGGGCTGTCGCCGCTACGTTTGCGGCTTGCGTATTTCACACGCAGGTCATGATCGCTAAGCGGTTCACAGTTCACCTATTCGACAACCCCGAGTTGTACGCAGACATTCGCAAATCAATCAACCAAGCAAGGGAAAACTATGAGCAACATCTATGAAATCGCCCGTAAATTGCAGATGCCTGGCCTCAACATCCAGGCCACATTTCACCCTACCCGACTGACCACACGCATATTCAACAGCGCCAGACGCATGATTGCATCGGGTCGCATCGAGGGTAATGGCGGCGCGGCAAAGGTCGCTCAGGTCGTACTCGCCTCCAAGCAAGTGTCCTATGTCAAATGCAACAAGTGGGGGCTTAGTGTGGAAGGTGCGTATGAGATGGACGAAGCCGCTAAGCAAGAGGTGCGTGACCTGAATGAGGCCTACATTGTGGTTGCAAGTTCGCAGAACGAACACTTTGACGACACCGACCGCAACTATGCCAGACGCGCGCTTGAGAAGGTGCTGAGTGAAGAATACGCATGGATGACCATGTACAACATCGAGTACCGCAACCAGATCGCTGATGCCTTCTTGAAGCACCGCCACCCCGCTGACCTGCACAACACACAGCAACTGCTGACTGCCTATGAGTCGGGCGAACCCTTTCCCATCCCCATGTAAGCAATACCGCTTCGCATGTAATCATTACATCAACAACCAACTGGAGCACCCCTAGCGGGGTGAAATAAAAATGGCTATGTCTGTACCTGATCGTATCAAGCGCGCTCACATTGCAATCATGCAACACAAAGTATTTGCCGGGTACTCTGGCGTCCTGTCGTGTGGCAAGGTGAAGTTTGACGAGCGCATCCCCACCGCATGCACCAACGGGTGGGACGTTACCTACAACCCTGAGTTCGTTGAAGAACACATGCCGACTGATCCTGAGTTGCGCTTCCTGGTATTGCACGAGGCGACACACAAGGCGTTCCGTCACCTGCATGTGTGGCGCGAAATCCATGAGGAAAATGCACACCTCGCCAACGTAGCGGCAGACCTGTTCGTCAACCTGGCCTTGGAAGATGCAGACAAGGGCGAGGGGTTCGTCAAAATGCCCAAGGTCGGTATCCCGCCTGACCCGCAGTATCGTGGCATGTCTGTCGGTCAGATCTACCAGAAGCTCAAAGAAGAAGGCGGTGGCCAAGGTGGGGACGGCATGGACGAGCACGACTGGGACGGCGCAGAGGACAGCAACTCTGAGGAAACCCAACGCCGCGCCGAGGAAATCCAACGTGCGATCCGTCAGGGTGAGATGCTTCGTAAGAAGTTGGCAGGTAAGGGCGCAGGTGCTCAAGACGGCATCTTCGGTGACATCCTGGCGCCCAAGGTTGACTGGCGCAAGGCGTTGCGTGACTTCGTTCAGGAGACATGCGCCGGACGTGACGAGGCAACGTGGCGCAGACCTAATCGCCGCTTCCTGTCTGACGATGTGTACATGCCGTCTATGCAGGGCGTGACGCTCAACGAGTTGGTCATTGGCTTCGACACCTCGGGCTCTGTGTTCGGGGGCGATGAGATGACTCGGTTCGTCTCGGAGTTGTCCGTCATCATCGAGCAGATCAAACCTGCCAAGTGCCATGTGATTTACTGGGACACACAGGTCGCAGGGCATCAGGTGTTCGAGCATGGGCAGTTCGCTGTTGCTGACCTCAAGGTCAAGGGCGGCGGGGGTACGGATGGTTCGGTGCTGTTCGACTACCTGCGTGAGAAGAACATCAACCCGCAAGCCATTGTGCAGTTCACTGACGGGTATGTCGGCGAGTGGGGTAACACCAGTGTGCCTACCCTGTGGGCGATCACAACCCCCGGCATCGCCGCGCCGTTCGGTACGTCTATCGACCTGTCCATGTAATGGTTACATCATGGACTTACGTTGGGAAAGATCAAAGGGCGGGCGCAAGCCTGAGTACCTACTGCGTGACTATGCCCCGCAAGGGGTGCCCCCTCGGGGGTTCTTATACACCCATCGACCGATCGTTGGGTTCATCCGACTCACAAACCCTAAGAAGATGCGTTGGCAAGTGGCTAGAGTCCTGAGCCCGCGTAATTGGAATGACCCATCTATGGAAACCTTGTGCCATTTAACTCGGGTAGATACCGAGGAGGCAATGGCTGTGGCCAGGATGATGCTGATGGGAGGGTATGGTGAGTGACATTCATGACAACAACGCATGGGTAAAGATTGGCACTGGGTGTTGGGGGTATGGGTCGAGGTACGCGGTTAGTTGGTCTGACCCTCGGGTCACCTTCTCTACGCGTCCATACCCAGACATTCGAGATGTCGGTGCCGCAATCAGTTGCGTAGGGCCTGACGCATGGGTCATCTACATCAGGGGCGAACACCGCGCCCAGGTCGAGTCGTGGGACGAAGCAAAGTCCGTAGCGGCACTGCTATACAACGTGGAGGAAACATCATGAGCCAACTACGATGGGTATTCGTAATGGGTTCCCGCACAGAACCCTGTTGGATGATTCATCAGGGCGATGGTAACGACAAGCGCGACTGGAAACTCGTGGCCTATGCAAAACGCGCCCGGGATTCTGGGTGGTTCGTACGCATCGGCAACGTCAACCCGGCGATCACTGACGAGAAGATGTACATCGGTGAGGATGTGTTCCCGCCTGACTTCATGCTATCGATGCTTCACATGACGCACCGCAACCCGCTAGAGGACGGCAATGAATGACGAACCTGAAATCGACAAAGACGACCTGTTATGGGAGGACGTGCCCCGCGAAGGGGGCCTGCGCGATGTCATCGTGTTCAGGGGGCCTAAGCACAAGATAGAAGGTTGGCTGATGCAGGACTCTCAGACCTCATGGGTCGCTCGTACTGTGGCAGGGGAACGCGCTGAGTTTGACAATGAAGATGACGCGCGGTCTTTCCTGACGTTGTTGACCGCTGTGAAAAAACCAATGGAGAAATGAAATGGGAATGTTAACTAACCTAATCGACAACCTGTTTGAGGCATCGTGGGACCGCGCGCAAAAGAAGCGGCGGGAGATTGGCTTGGGCGCCACACTGGTCGCTTCGCCTGATCGCCCCGGCACAAACACCGTCCGACAACTGACCATCAAGGACGCGATGAATGGGCAGTACATCGAGTTCGTTCGACACAAGTACAACCCGAAAGGGGCGGATGACTATGAGAACGTGGTGTACATCGTGCGGGAAGATGAAACCCTGGTCGATGCCATATCGACTGTGCTTGTGCTGATGAACAAAGAGGCGTGACATGAAACAAGTAACAGCCAAAGAGTTACGAGAGCTCGACCCCAAGAGGTTTGAGCGCGAATACTACAAGTGGTGTGAGTACGCGCACGACTACGAATGGTGGGACTGCATCGATCAGATGTTCACCGACAAGATGGCCGCTGTGGGTGCGCGTGTGGATAAGATTTATTTCTCACTGTCACACTCGCAGGGCGACTGCGCGGGGTTCGAAGGTCGCGTAGATGTTTCCAAGTGGATGCACCATGCAAAGTACGACAACGACCGCACGTTTGCCGAGGCTTTCCCTGCGTTGTATGTAGCAGTCGTGCAGGATGGGGCGTATGTAATCATTACATCGAACCACAGATACCGCGCCGACCTTGAGTACCGATGCCACATCGAGTACACCGAGCCTGATGGTGTGTTCCAACACTTGGACGAAGAGGCGTGGCGTGACCTAGTGACTGACCAAGAGATGGAAGCCGACCTGGAAGCCAACGTCCAGTCATGGGTAGACGCGCGCGGTGCTGACCTGTACAGCGACTTACGCAAAGAGTACGAGGTCATCAGCAGTGAAGAGGCCTTCATCGAGTCCTGTGAGTGCAATGAAATAACTTTTGAAATCGAGGTGTGACATGAAGTTTGTAATTCATATTGACGGCAAGCAAGTCTTGCTCAACGCAACGCAAATGGAAATCCTGACTACCGCATTGAGTGGAGTTGATGCACTGGTGGATATAGATGTGGGGCGAGACAACGGCACCCATGGCTACGCCAAGCAATACATCAACGGCGTGGCGCCCTACTCAGTGCATCAGAGTCTATCGGCGCGCATCATGACTGATGACGAGTTCGAGACATTCAAGTTCGTAGCTAAGCAGTACGAGGGGAAGACAGCATGATTGCAGACAAAGCCTGTGCAGAGCGAGGTTGCGCTTGTCACGACCCACGAGTCGATGAGCCTGGGGTGCCGATGTACACCAAGGACGAATACGAAGCCCACTACGACAGCGGGTGGAATGCGGCGCTGGAAATGGCGGCGTTCAGAATTCAACAAAACCTAAAGCGCGCGTTCCCTGAGAACACGTTGGCCAGCTTTGCTGTCTACATCAAGGAGATGAAGAAATGAGCACGTTGCAAGAGTACTGGGACTACTGCCTCATCCGGGCATGGCGTAATCATTTGCAGGTGTTGGATGCCATGAAGATGTTTTACTCAATCACTGGCAAGCGGGTTGACGAGTGTGAGTTGTTGCGGTTACCAAAGAGCGGAATGCCATGGACAACCAACGCCAGGATGTTTACGGCGTACTACTTGCCCAAGGTCAACGACTGGCTGTGGGACAAACCGCCTGAGAAGGATATTGATCTCTTTCGCAAGTTGTCAAAGTCTAAATACAACACAGGCAAAACGCCGTATCGCACAAACGCTGACAGGGACTTGGCGAATGAGCAAGCACGAAACCGGCGCAATAAGCAGGTGGTTGAGCTTTCACTGACCAAAGCAGTTAACAAGAACTCCGCAACCGACTGGAACGTCACAAAGGGCGCGGCAAAGATAAGGGTACGCAAATGAACAGAGAAGACATCATCCGCATGGCGCGGGAGGCGGGGATGGAACTGTATGGGCTTGGGAAAGACAGAGAAAAGTTTGTCTATTACCTCCAAGAATTTGCCGCCCTTGTCGCCGCCGCAGAGCGTGAGGCGTGTGCGAAGGTGTGTGAAGAACCCGGGTGGAACGCCGCAAACTGGTGTGCCACACAAATCCGAGCAAGGGGACAAGCATGAGCATAGAAGCAATGAAGTTGGCGCTGGAGGCGTTGGAAAACAGCATAGACGATGTTCGTGACTGCCTAAACCAAAATCTGCCACTTGCAGGGTATGCGCGATACGACCAACGAATTGAATGGTACAGGGAGCAAATCGCAAAACACGAAGATGCCATCACATCCCTACGCCAAGTCATAGAGCAGGCTGAGAAGCAGGAGCCAGTGGCGTGGTGCGTACTGGAGCCTTGGCTGTCTGGAAAATTTGAAGCGCAAGATTGTTTTTCAGATGTTGCGTTGGATGCAAATGTCGGATGGGTTCCACTCTACACCACCCCACAACCACAGCGTGAATGGGTTGGGCTGACGGATGAGGAAATATCTCAACTATGGCTTGGCACATCTCCTTACTTTAACGAGGAGGACTTTGCCCGAGCCATCGAAGCCAAACTCAAGGAGAAGAACACATGAGCAAAGTAGTACCGCTGGGGGCCACCTGGGATGCCATAGCCGCACTTAGCAGTGCGCTAGAAGAAACACTACCGGAGGAATCAATCATGATCGTTGTCCGAAAGACTGATGGGACACGCTGTAAGTACATGGCAAATATCACCAACATGGAGGTGCATTGGGAGGCCGCACAACTGCAAAACGACATCATGAGTGGACGGAACAAGCAATGACCCAATACGAACTGAGCCAGTATTACTTTGCTCTGTCAGAACAGGCAGAGTGGATGGAAGCGGCATTGATGCACTACCAGTTTGGGGACGAGGAGAGGGTTTGGTACGACCTACTCCGATGGGCCGCAGAAAAGCACCGCGCAAGAGAAATAGCCGATGCCCACGACACCATGTCGTTTGCTCGGGCTATGGGTATATCAGACGGAATCAGAAAGGCATGGGAATGACAACGAAACGTAAGACGGCCAAGCCGCCAGAACCAACCCCATCAACGCCCAATTCAGCATGGATTTTTGACGTTGATAACGTGCAGACATGGGCGTACTGGGACAACCTGTTCAGCAAGGTCGAGTGTGAGAAGATCATTGAGATTGGAAACAGTCGATTGAGTGAAACAGCAGGGGTGGGGGTGACTGCAGGCGTGGTCAACAAGGAGATAAGAGACAGTAAGGTTGCTTGGCTGTATCCTGTGGATGACACGGCTTGGGTTTTCCAGCGCGTGACCGCCGCAGTGCAGTCGCTCAACCAGCAGTTCTTTAACTTTGATCTGTACGGCATGGTTGAGGGGTTCCAGTTCACCAAGTACGAAGCGCCGAGCGGGTACTACGGACTGCACGCAGACCGGGGGCTTGGCATCACCCCGCGCAAGCTGTCTGTCACGATACAACTCAACGACAGCGCAGACTTTGAGGGCGGCAACTTGTCCTTGTACGAGGGTAACAAACCCACCGAACCGCCAATGCACCAAGGCAAGCTGGTCATATTTCCAAGCTACGTGTTGCATGAAGTCAAGCCGGTGACCAAGGGCACCCGGTATAGCTTGGTTTGTTGGATAACAGGAAAACCGTTTAAGTGAGGAAAAACGCATGAAAATAAAACGCATCACGCTGAGTATCAGCGGCAACATCGAAGCCATAAAGAAACAACTGCAAGAAGAGCATGGCGTGGAGTACAGCTACGCTCAGCTTGTGGACTTCCTAATAAATTTTTATCGCAAATCAACCAAACCATCATCAACCATAAGGAGTTAAATCATGAGCACAGTAGCTGGAATCGCACGAGCCGCATTGCTCGTTGACCTGGAGATCTCGATCTACTCGGGACGTAAGCAAGACAAGCGCACACAGGCTGAGGTCACTCAGTCTAAAGGTGCGGCGTCCAAACGCGCCGCCTCGGTGTACAAGTCTCTGTTCGCAGAGTGCAAGGAACTGGACGACATCAACAAGTTCCAGGCGCGGGTTCGTGCTGAGCACTACCGCATGACGCAACCATGGAATGACTACGGCGCAAGGCTTTTGCCCACTAGCCTGTTGCAGGACTACAAGCAGACCATGAACCGACTGGAGTCTGAGTTCGACCTACTGGTCGATAAGTTTCTGGACAAGTACGACACCCTGGTTGCATCGGCGGCGTTCCAGTTGGGCACTCTGTTCGACCGCAACGAGTACCCGTCACGCAACCAAGTGGCTAACAAGTTCCGCATGCACATCTCGTTCTGTCCCCTGCCTACCTCAGGTGACTTCCGTCTGGACATCGAGGCCGAGGTGCAACGTGACCTGATCGAGCAGTACGAGAAGCGCGCTGTGGCGCAGGTGACTGCCGCTACCCAGGACTCATGGACTCGTCTGTACAACTCCCTGAAGCGCCTCAGTGACCGCCTGGTGATTGAGGAGGACGGCAAGAAGCGTATCTTCCACGACACCATCGTGACCGGCGCCCTGGAGATGTGCGAACTGCTGACCCACATGAACGTGTTGAAAGACCCGTCACTGGAGAAAGCTCGGCGTAAGCTAGAGGAGGTATTGTCTGAGGTAACTCCCAAAGAATTGCGGGAGGAGGACGGCACCCGCTTGGATACCAAGCGCAAGGTTGACGAGATTCTGGCGGCGTTTGATTGGGGAATTGAAGATGCAGACAGTACAGCCGACCAGCCTGTTTAAGATTCGAGACGCCATGCACCAGATGGCATTAGGCTTCGAGGAGGAGCGCAACATGGTGAAAGACGGATACGAGTTTCGGTACGAGCAGACCGATGACGAGTACAGACTACAAGGGTTCTATGGCGCACTTAGCACACAAGACGCCAGGCGTTCATCGCATGGGGGCCTAGACGACCGCCCTGCATGGCTAACCAACATCGTTGATGTGGCACTGGTAGCGGGGGCAGTAAGCCGGGCGGAGAACCCACCGCCTGACTTCATACTGTGGTTTAGAACCGATAAAGAATACAACCTGAAGGAATATGTAGAACTATGAACTACGACTTCCTGACCGATGCGGAACTACTGGCGTGGGTTTACGCAAAACCCCGTGAAGATAAGTTCGTAAACCTTCTAGCCGAAAGGTTAGAGATGCGGTTGCGGGAAATCAAAGACCTGCAAGATGAGGTGCAACGCCTCGAAGATCAGCTTGAACACTACGGAGAGTGACATGCCAGACCTCAAATCAGAACTGGAAAAAGTAATCAACGCGTGGGAGCAACCCACTCAACCAGAAATCAAAATGGCCACAACTACCAACCCTACCCCCACCCACAGCCACATCGTTACTCTGTTCGAGTACATCAAGGCAAACCCCGGCAAGACCGCAACCGAACTAGAACTGGCTATGCCAAGTATCAATCGGTCGTCTGTGTCATCCGTCCTGTCGAGCATGCTCAAGCGGCATCTGATCCGCAAGGTAGGCGGCAAGGGTACACGGCAATTCAACGGCACGTTCGAGGTGTGCGTAGAGTCGTACATGTCTCCGTCTGAGCAACTGGGCTTAGGGCGCGGTAAGCGGCTGTCCACAAAAGCTAAGCGTAAGTACACCAAACGCGCGAAGCAAGTGGAGCACACCATTCCAGAAGCGGTAGAGGCACAGCAGGTAGAGCCTGTTGTTATGCCCGAGCCGGTGTTTAAGCCGTTCCCTGCTCCCGCCCGGGTGCTCGACATCAACGACATTGATGTTGAGTCGCTGACCATTGGGCAAGCGCGCGCTTTACGGGATAAACTCAACGCCCTTTTTGGTGCGTGAGGTTCTATGCCTAGAGCAAAGTCTGAAATCACCGGCGGCCCAGTCATTGGGTTGCGGGTGACTGAGGAAGAATATGAAGTCTACAAAAAACTTGGCGGGGGCCGATGGCTCCGCGCCTACCTCCGCGACATCGTTGAGCGAAGGAAAGAAGATGCAAAGGCTAACTCAGCAACAACTAGAGGCATGGTGGCCGTTTACCCGGCTCGACCCGAGCCTGTTCCCAAAAGCACAAAGACAAACCGACCCTTTGGATGATGTGGAGGAGTCCCCGATATGAGCGATGAAAAACCAAAGCTAACTGTGATCCCGTCATCAGATCAACGAGCGATGGGTAATGACTTGATGAATGAGCTACGCGCCGTTATTAACGCGCCGAAGTATGACCACATGACTACGGCAACTGTTATGGGTGTGTTGGAGATGACAAAACTGCACTATTGGCAATGCAACCTGGTCGAAGGGTAGATTATGAGCACTTGGATTTTGATTCTGTTTGCCCACACGGGCATGATGTCTACCAACGACAGCAACAGCCTGACAACGGCTATCTTTGCCACCGAGCAACACTGCGTAGCGGCGGGGGAGGCGGCTAAGAAGATGGCGGCAGTAACCACCAAGGTTATCAAGTATTCCTGCACCCAGTCTGGTCTGGACGGGCGTGGGTTTTTGAAGGAGAACAAATGACATACAACACCCTGACGTACCCTGAAGTAACAGACGAAGAGAAAGAAGCTATGCAAGACCTTGCGAGACAACTGCAAGCAAAGGCAGACAAAGCCCTTGCAAGTGACCACCAGGTAGGCGGCGACCATTACAGGTCAAAGACTATTCAACCCTGGACTGCCATGGAATCATGGATGACCCCAGAGGAATTCGAGGGCTACCTGCGTGGCAACGTCATCAAATACATTGCCAGGTACAAAGACAAAGACGGCCTCAAAGATGTTTACAAAGCACGGCACTACCTTGAGCGACTGACGGAGCACCTGGAACGTGGCAACGCCGGAAAGTAAAGTCAAAGACAAGGTTCACAAACTGCTCAAGGCGGTAGATGCCTACGCTGTGAACTACATCGGGGGCCAGTATGCGAAAGCTGGCACCCCTGACATCCTTGCCTGCCATAACGGCCAGTTTATTGGCATTGAGGTGAAGGCGGGAAAGAACAAACCAACAGCCCTGCAGATTCATGCCTTGCGGCAGATTGAACGCACAGGCGGGCTGGCATTGGTCATCAACGAAGACAACTTAACCTATCTTGCGGAGTGCCTTTATGACATCGACAACGCCCACTCAAACTACCGAGACTTCGACACCCACGGAATTACTTGAGGGGGTACGCATCCTCATTGAGCGCATGGAGTCCGCCCCTGAGGACTTCCTGAGGCCACTTACCCCTGACTTTGAGTATGAATCCCCTACTCCCCGCTTCTCTCACATTGCCGCCACGTTAGAAGGCATTGTGCAGGGCAACGAGTCCGGGCGCGATCCGTTCATTCACCTGACTTCTGATGAGAAGGTAGCGTTGTTGGTAGCCTATCGTAAGATGATGCGGCAAGCGTTCACTGCTAGTGTGATCTCGCAGGTGTTTAATCCTGAGACAAAACCCCAGGCAAGAGTCACGGCTAAGACAGCGGCGCTGGGTGCCGGGTATGGCAATGCAGTCTTGAAATCAGAAGGCTCCCGTGTGGAGTACTTTACCTCGAACGGCCTAGCCGCGTCACCAATATCAGACGAAGGACGTAAACTAAGAGCCAAACTAGCAGAGGCTATGAGAAACCAATGAACATTATCACTGTTGACTTCGAGACGTACTACTCTGCCGACTACAGTCTCAGCAAAATCACCACAGAAGAATACGTTCGGTCGTACCAGTACGAGACGATCGGCGTGGCTATCAAGCATGGTGACGAGCCTGCTGTGTGGTACCCGCATCCCGAGGTAGAGGCGGCGCTGAAAGCAATCGACTGGTCTGACAAGATGGTCGTGGCGCAGAACACCGCCTTTGACGGGGCGATCATGGCATGGCGCTACGGCATCAACCCCAAGGCATGGACGGACATCATGGGCATGTCTCGTGCGCTGTACCCGCATGAGAAGTCACACAGCTTGGCATCCCAGGCTGAGCGCGCAGGTATTGGGCAGAAGGGCGATGCAGTCATCCGTGCCCTGGGTAAGCGATACAAAGACTTCCACCCGGTAGAGTTGGCTGAGTACGGCGAGTACTGCATCAACGATGTGGACTTGACCTACACGCTGTTCCAGAAGTACATGGCGCTTGGGTTCCCGCTGAAGGAACTGAAACTGCTAGACCTCACCCTGCGCCTCTTTATCGAGCCGCGCTTGGTGTTGGATGCAGACCTGCTGTCTGACCACCTGGACGATGTGCGCTCCCGCAAGGAAACTCTGCTAGAACAGATGCGGGACAAGATGCTGGAGGGGGCCAATCCTGACTTTGTCCACATGATCTTTTCAGAAGGCATGGAAGGCATCAAGAAGTTACTCATGTCCAACGAGAAGTTTGCAGAGATGCTTCGCAAGCTGGGCGTAGACCCCCCGATGAAGTTAAGCCCCACCACAGGCAAGATGACCTATGCCTTTGCCAAGACGGACGAAGCCATGAAGACCCTGGCTGAGCACCCGGACGAGCAGGTACAGGCGATTGTGGCCGCGCGCCTGGGGCACAAGACTACCCTAGAGGAAACCCGTACCTGGCGCTTCATTGAGATGGCTTCTCGGGGCGATTTCCCGGTGCCCCTGCGGTACTACGGCGCCCACTCTGGGCGTTGGTCTGGTCAGGATAAGGTCAACCTGCAGAACATCCCGGCTCGTGGCATCTACGGCGGCAAGCTGAAGAAGGCTATCAAGGCACCCGAGGGGCATGTGGTTATCGACTGCGACTCTTCGCAGATCGAGGCGCGAACCCTGGCGTGGCTGGCTGGGCAGTACGACCTGGTGCAAGCCTTTGAGGACAAGCAGGATGTCTATAAGATCATGGCAAGCCGCATCTATGGCGTTCCGTCAGACCAGGTAGACAAGACTCAGCGACAGGTTGGCAAGGTAGTCATTCTGGGCGCAGGCTATGGGGTAGGGCATGTCAAGCTACGAGCCTTCCTGAAGCTACAAGCCGGGGTGGAGGTATCCGAGGAGGAAGCCAAGTCCATCATCATGGCGTACCGCCAGACGTACAACCGCATCCCGGAGTTGTGGGATCGGGCTAACAAGGCGCTTGACGCCCTGCACTACGGCAACCAGATGACGCTCGACATCCCGGGCCTGTGCAAGACTGACTCCATAGGGATTACCCTGCCAAGTGGGCTACACATCCAATACCCCGGTCTGCGCCGGGTGCTTGAGGAGCGCACTGTGGGGGATGCACGGCAGGGGTGGGTCTACACCGCTAAGGGTTTACCCACAAAGGTCTACGGCGGTCTGGTAACGGAGAACATCTGCCAGGCTATTGCCCGGTGTGTCATCGGGGAGCAGATGCTAAAGGTGCAGAAGCGGTACCCGGTGGTGCTAACTGTGCATGACGCTATCGCTTGCATCGCACCGATAGACGAAGCCCATGAAGCTCAGCGGTATGTTGAGGAGTGCATGTCCTGGCGTCCCAAGTGGGCACCCGACCTGCCATTGGCATGCGAGTCTGGCATGGGGCCGAGTTATGGGGATTGCTAAAGACAAGAAGCCTTGGGAGGAAACTCTTGAGCTTTCCATGACGCGGGAGGAACTGGATGCGGCCTACGTCATGTGGAAGGCGGGGGCAAAGGTTCCCGACCTAGCCAAAGGGTTTGGCACAAGCGGGACCGAGCTGTACTGGTTCCTCGTCATGTACGACAAGCTGGGCAAATACACAGTACACTATAAGGACTCAAACCAACCCACCATGTAATCATTACATGGCTTCTACCATGTCACTCGCGCACTCGTACTCGTCCATCAAGCAATTTGAAAACTGCCCCCGCCAGTACAACGAAGTTCGTATCCTAAAAAAGTTCAAACAAGCAGACACAGAGGCAACACTGTATGGAACAGCAGTCCATAAAGCATTTGAAAACTATATCAAAGACCGCACCCCACTCCCCGCACAGTTCGCTCAATTCCAGCGATACATCGAACCTCTTGCCGCCATTGAAGGCGATGTCCGGTGTGAGGAAAAAATGGGTATCCGATCTGACTTTAGCCCGTGTGGATTTTTTGATAAAGACGTATGGTTCCGGGGCGTCCCGGACTTCATGGCAATCAACGGCCCCAAGCGGGTCGCGCGTGTAGCCGACTACAAGACCGGCAAGTCAAGCCGCTTTGCCGACAAGGGCCAGCTTGAACTCATGGCCGCAATGATTATGTCCCACTACCCTGAGGTCGATACCGTCAAGGGTGTCTTGCTATTTGTCGTGGCAGGTGACATCATTCGTGCAGAGTTCACGCGCGACCATCTGGCAGACATCTACTCTCGCTGGGCAGGCCGCGCTGGGGCTATTGAGAACGCACTGAACCTGAACGTATGGAACCCACGCTCTGGGCCTCTCTGTAAGTTCTGTCCTGTAACTACCTGTGACCACTACCGCTAGGAGTCATCATGGCAACCAAACCTCGCGACTACAAACGCGAATACGCCCTGTATCAGGGCACCCCTGAGCAGATCAAGAAGCGCTCACTGCGAAACCAAGCGCGCCGTGCCTACGAGAAGGCCAAAGGCGACCTGCCGTCCGACATGGATGTAGATCATAGGAAAGCATTGTCCAAGGGCGGGGACGCCCTGAGACTGTCGAACCTACGGGCTACTACGGATAACGCTAATCGTAGCTTCGCGCGTCAAAAAGACAACGGCATGAAGTCGCAAATCTCTAAGCGGGAGCGCAAAAAATAAAGTAATATGGGTGGGCCTGGAGTAGTTGCCAGGTTCTCCTGTTTGTTGGGTTGCTGGGTAGTTTCTACTACCCAGCTTTTTTCGTTCGTTCAACTTCTATTCATCATGCAAATCATTCAAGACAAAGCGCTTTTATTCAGCGCGCCTAACCCGGCGCAGATCACTGCATTGATCCCCAAGAGCAAGGTCTTAGACGACCAGGTGCTCGTGAACTGGGGGTTTGATGAGGTGCAACTCCTGCGCAACCTGGGTATCAAAGATGTGCCTAGTCCCATCCTGGGACGATACGATTGGCCTGGGGTCTACACCCCGTTTGAGCATCAGCGCACGACCGCTGAGTTCCTGACTCTGCACCCAAGGTGCTTCGTGTTCAACGAGGCTGGCACTGGCAAGACCAGTGCGGCGGCATGGGCGGCTGACTACCTCATGCGGCAGGGGCGCGTTAAGCGTGTGCTGATTGTGTGCCCGGTGTCCATCATGGAGACTGCATGGCGCTCTGACCTGTTCCGTACTGTAATGCACCGCACTGTGGCTATTGCCCAGGGGTCACGCACTCGGCGTCAGGAGATCGTCAAGGGCAACTACGAATTCATCATCATCAATTTTGACGGCGTAAAGGTAGTCACTCCCGAACTGCAAGCAGGGGGCTTCGATCTCATTATTGTCGATGAGGCCAACGCAATCAAGAGCGTACAGACAGAGCGCTGGAAAGCCCTGGCTACCCTGGTCAAGCCTAACACTCGGCTGTGGCTCATGACGGGTACCCCCGCCTCGCAGTCACCCTTGGACGCCTATGGGCTGGCTAAGATCGTCAACCCTGACTCGGTGCCCCGGTTCTTCGGTGCCTTCCGGGATAAGGTCATGACCAAGCTGACCCAGTACAAGTGGGCGCCCAAGCGGGATGCCCAGGACACTGTGCATAAGGTCTTACAGCCAGCGATACGCTTTACCAAGGCTGAGTGCCTGGACTTGCCCGACCTGCTGTTTGCCGCCCGGGAGGTGCCGCTTACCGCGCAACAGGAGAAGTACTACGGCGCTATCCGCAAGCAGATGATGACCATTGCGGCAGGGGCGGAGATCACTGCGACCAACGCGGCGGCCATGCTCAACAAGCTACTGCAAATCTCTCAGGGCGCTGTCTACACGGACGACCGGGACGTAGTGGAGTTCGACATCAGCAGTCGCTATGCGGCGCTCAAAGAAGTGATCGATGGGACTGACCAGAAGGTGCTGGTGTTCATGCCGTTCCGTCACTCGCTCCTGATGTTGCAGGAGGCCCTGCTCAAGGACGGGTACACAGTCGATGCAATCCATGGCGATGTGGCGGCTGGCAAGCGCGGCGAGATCATCAAACAGTTCCAGACTGAGGACGACCCGCGAATACTACTTTTGGTTCCACAAGCAACCGCCCACGGGATTACCCTAACCCGCGCTGACCAGGTGGTCTGGTGGGGGCCCATCGCCTCTACGGAACTTTACATCCAGGCCAACTCCCGGGCGCATCGGGCGGGGCAGAAGCACAATGTCACTATCACCCACTTGCAGGGCAGTCCGGTTGAGCGCAGAATGTACGGCCTGCTTCAAAACAAAGTGGACATGCACCTAAGCCTAGTCGAACTGTACAAACAAGAAATCGCATGAATGTCGTTGACTTTTCAAAAGCCAAAGAGGAACGCAAACCGCACATTAGTGGTGCTCTGTACTGCATGGGGTGTAACCATGAGTGGACTGCGGTGTGGACGCCGGGTACCACAGAGTTTGAGTGCCCGGAGTGTAAGTCTATGAAAGGGCGCGGCAAATACGAAGTAGCCCCTGCGCCTGGCAGTCAGGTATGGACTTGCATGTCTTGTGACAACCAGCTCTTCAACCTGCTAGGTGACCGAGTGCATTGCCCCAACTGCGGGAATTCCTGGGGGTACGAAGAATTGACTTGACGTTAAAATTTGACACTGTATAATTTGTTTCGTGGGCAGTGAGGGGTACGGGTTAGCGCCGTGCCAGGTAGACCTTCTCTCAAAGTGACGCTGCTTCATGCGAACCTCACTGCCCACACCCCGTTCAAACGTAAATCAAACAGGAGTTAGTTATGACATCAGAAGAAGCAAACGTAGCAATGATGCTGGAGTTGGAAGAGAAGATCACCCGCCGCATCCGCGAGCAGATTTATATGGCGGCTGTTGGCAACGAGTTTGAGCCGGGGACCCTTCCAGTTACCTTAGATGCCTATTCACTGCATAACGCACTGCGGGCAAACCTTTTCAATGACGAAATATTCATTTCAGCAATCACAAAAAAGATTGGCTCAAAGATGGCCAACATATACTGAGGAGCCCCCAACATGGCAGACGCAGACAAACTCGTCAGGGTCTACATCAAGATCCGTGACGCCAAAGCCGCAAAGGCTAAGCAACTAGAAGACGAAATTGCAGAGCTGGATAAACAGCTCGATACAGTTGAAGCTGAGTTGCTGGAGCTTTGCAAATCTACTGGACAGGACGGCGGCAAGACACAGCACGGTTCATTCCGGCGCTCGGTCAAGACCCGCTACTGGACTTCCGACTGGGATAAGATGTACCAGTTCATCAAAGACAATGACGCACCTGAACTGCTCGAACGTAGAGTAGCGCAGACGGCATTCAAAGAGTTCTTAGCCTCTAATCCTGACAAGATGCCAGAGGGTATGAATGTGGACTCACGGTACGCAATTACTGTGACCCGCGCCCGTTAATCAACCAAGGAAATCATCATGAGTAACATTGCACTTTTCCAATCCGGTTCCGTTATTCCCGACTATCTCCGCGCTCAACCTGACGCGACCACCAAAGACATTGCAGGCAGTTCCGGCGGCAAGCAAATCTCCATCAAGGGGGGTGTGTGGCGTATGGTTGTAGGTGGCGAAGAAGTTGCGAAGAATGAAGACCGCGCAATGAACTTCGTTATCGTGGCCAGTGGTAAGGGCGTTTCGCGCACCTACTACGCTGAGAAGTACGAAGAAGGCAAAGACATCAAGCCTGCCTGCTGGTCTGCTGAAGGCGTTAAGCCTGAAGCCGAAGTGGTCAACCCGCAAAGCTCTGCATGCGCTACCTGCCCCCAGAACATTGAGGGCTCTGGCGAAGGCAAAGCGCGCGCCTGCCGTTATAGCAAGCGTCTGGCTGTGGCCCTGGAGCATGACATCGGTGGCAACATCTACCGCCTGTCTGTCCCGGCTAAGTCTTACTTCGGTAAGGCTGAAGGCGAGAAGATGCCCCTGCAAGCGTTTGGTAAGTTCCTGGCAGGACATGGTATCCCCATCACCGGCATCGTGACCGAGGCGCGTTTTGACACCAGCGAGGCTGTGCCCGTCATGAAGTTCCGTGCTATCCGTCCCCTGTCTCAGGAGGAGTGGGCGTTGGCCAAGGCACAGAGCGTGACCGAGGATGCCAAGAACGCCATCGACTTCAAGATGGTGCCATCTAAGGCTGAGACGGGTACGCCCCCGGCACTGCCCCAGGCGTTCAAGGAAGCCCCCGTTGCGGCAGTGGAAGCACCCGCTACCCCGGAACCGACCAAGCGCCCCAAGAAGGCTGAGGCCGCACCTACTGCGGCGGCTAAAGATGTAAGCGCCATTCTCGACCAGTGGGCCGACGACGGTGACGACTAAGAAGGCAAGAGGGTACTCCACCCTCTTTCTTAGCGCGATTGAGGAAGCGGGGCTTGACCCGCTGGTGAGACAGTTTGCTGAGGAGTGCATACGGCGTGGTATCCCCATTGCCGCTATCGCCTCCCGGCTGGACGTAACACGGGCGTCCGTTTACAACTGGTTCACCGGCAAGGCCAAGCCCCGCCGCCTTCAGCTTGCGCAGATAAGAAAAATAACGGCGCGGTGGACCCGCGCTCACCCCAATCAGTAGGTAGCACCGTGACCGTCTTCCTCGACTCTATCCTGCCCACACAGGGCGTCTATTGCGTGGTAGGTATCAAATCAAAGATAGCCTCACCGTCCTTCTATACAACTACAGCAGAAGTTGACCAGGCCGCATCCAGTTTGGATACCGCAGGTGCTGACGCATACTTCGCGCTGGCCTCGTTCAAAGACAACTCCAGCCGCAAGGCAGAGAACGCGGCGTTCATGCGCTCGTTCTTTCTCGACCTCGACTGCGGTCCTGGCAAGCCGTACCACGCCCAGACTGATGCGGCTGTGGCGCTATCGCAGTTCATCAAAGACACTGGGCTTCCCGCCCCCACCATAGTCAACTCAGGCGGTGGTCTGCATGTGTACTGGCCGCTCACTGAGGATGTACCTGTTGCGGTGTGGAGTTCCCATGCCAGGATGCTGAAACTCCTGTGCAAAGAACACAAACTGCATGCCGACCCGGCAGTCACGGCAGACATCTCCCGCATCCTGCGGGTGCCTGGCACAAACAATTACAAGCAAGACATTCCCCGCCCGGTGGCTGTTGCCGTGCTGTCTCATCCTGTTCCGCTCGAAGAGATTGTGAGCCGCCTGGGTACTCCAGTTGCCGATCTGAGTGCCGCAAAGATGTTTGGCATGGACGACACCTCTAAGGATGTGTCAGGCGGCGCATACCCCGCATGTAGCTTCGCCAGGATCGTGCGCAAGAGCATGAAGGGCACGGGTTGCAACCAGATCAAGAACGCCCTGGAGAACGCCCCCACCCTGGAAGAACCTATGTGGCGCGCCGCGCTATCTATCGCTGTGCGGTGTGAAGACGGCAACGAAGCGATCCACAAGCTCAGCATGGGGCACCCCGGCTACAACGCCCAGGACACCGAGCAGAAAGCCCTGGAAACTAAGGGCCCCTACACCTGCCAGTGGTACCGTGAGAACAACAGCGCATTGTGCGAGGGGTGTACCCAGAAGGTGGTTAGCCCCATCCTGATCGGTAAGAAGATTGAAGCGGCTCCGGCTGAAGGCGATGCCTACATCATCGAGACGCCGCTGGACGGCGACGACAGCGACAAGGTAGGCGATACCGTCAAGATTGAGGTGCCTGCATATCCGTACCCGTATTTCCGTGGCGCCCAAGGCGGCGTCTACAAGAAGGAAAAAACGGATGACGGCGAAACCAAAGAAATTGAAATCTACCGCAGTGACCTGTACATAACCACACGGTTCTTTGACTCTGATGAGCATGGGGACGGCGATGGGGAGATGGTGCTAATCCACCTGCACATGTCACGGGATGGGGTTCGCCGCTTCTACGCCCCGGTTACATCACTCTTTGCAAAGGACAAACTCCGCGACCTGCTCATCAAGCATGGCGTTATCGCATACGGCAAGACACTGGACTTAATCATGGCTTACTTCGCATCAAGCATCCGCAAACTGCAATCCCAATTCGCCGCGAACAAGACCCGTAGCCAGATGGGCTGGACCCCGGACATGCAGGGCTTCGTTGTGGGTGAACTGGAATACACCGCCGGTGGTACCAAGCTGGCACCGCCTGCCAGCGGAACCAGGCAACTGGCTCCGGCCTTTTCGCCCCGTGGTTCTCTGGAAGAGTGGAAATCGATTGCTAACTTCTACAACCGCCCTGGCATGGAGCCGCATGCGCTGACTCTGTTCTTCGGGTTCGGTGCCCCCTTGCTGAAGCTGATGGACAACATCAACGTGCGTGGTGCGCTGATTAACCTGAAGTCCAACACCTCTGGGTCTGGCAAGACGACCGCTCAGCTTCTGGTCAACTCTATCTTCGGGCACCCCACCGAACTGCTGATGACCAAGGACGATACCTACGCCGCCAAGATGCACCGCATCGGCATGCTGAACAGTATCGCCTTCACCGTGGACGAGATCACCAACACGGTTGATGAGGAGTTGTCAGACACTGCCTACGGAGTTACCACAGGGCGCGCCAGGCACCGCATGGAGTCGCAGTCCAACAAGCTACGGGTGAACAACACAACCTGGTGCAACGTGACCATCTCCTCTGCCAACGCTTCGCTGGTGGATCGGCTGGCCCAGTTGAAGTCCACGGCTGACGGCGAACTGCGCCGGGTGTTTGAGTACGAGGTGTCTAAGATCAACGGCATCCCCAAGACTGAGATCGATGCGGTGTTCAGCAAGCTCAACACCAACTATGGGGTGGCTGGCCCGATCTATATCCAGCATGTGCTGGCCAACTACGATAGCGTCCTCAGGATGCTGAAGAAAATGCAGGAGAAGATAGACGCGGAACTGGGATTTGACCAGGCTGACCGTTTCTATTCGAACATACTGACAATTGCCTTCGTAGGCGCCCTGATTGCAAAGAAGTGTGAACTGCATGACATCGACATCCCGCGCGTCTACAAGTACGCCATTGGCCTAGTCGAGCAGAACCAACTGCAATACGCCGCCAGCCTGGGTTCCCCGCTACTGATTGCACAGGAAACGCTGACTGCCTTCGTCAACGAGAACGTGAACAACGTGCTGGTCATTGACCAACAGGTGAAGGGGTCTATGCCTCCCGCCGCAATCAAACAGCCCTACGGCCCCCTGCGCATGCGCTACGAGCCCAACACCAAGGAGCTGTACATCACCGCCGCTGAGTTCAGAAAGTTCTTTACGATGCGGCAGGTGGACGTGCGCGAGAGCCTGAAGCATCTAGCCCAGGCTGGAATTGCAAAGCACAATGGTTTGTCAGAGGTCAAGCGCATCGGCGCTGGCGCTGTGGGTAGTCTTAGTGGATTAGGAGCACGTTGTTATGTCTTCGACGGCACGGCAATCGGCATCGACGAAGGGTCGTTCAAAGTCGAAGGACTCGAAGAAATCGCAACCGACCCCACCGTTACCTGACCTTCGGCTAGTCACCATCGCTGATGTTGACTACTTCATTTACTGGGAGCGGCTGGGTATCGGCGGTTCATTCTTCCTACCCACGTTGTTGCCCGCCAAGGATGTGGCGCGGGCTCTGCGCCCCCTAGAGAAAAAACTAAAGATAACGCTAGAGGTCCGTACCCGGTGTGAGTATGGTGCCTACGGGGTGCGGGTCTGGCGGGTGCGTTAACCCGCGTCTTTGCGGATCATTGTCTTGGCTTCGCGTAGCCAGCCAACGATTTCCCGTTCCATCTTTTCCACCTCAGTGCGCGTCTCCATGCGCTCTTCCATAGACATCTCAGCGGCGGCTTCCGGGCTGTTGAGATACTTGCGGTACGCACGGGTCTGTTCCAGTTGCTCCAGGGTGGCGTTGATGGAGGTGTTCAGCATCAACACCTGCTCATGCTTCTGCATGTAGGCTTCAGCCCCAGCCAGGTCCCCTCTGGCAACCATCTCATTCAGGGTTGCATTTGCCTTGCCGACCTTGTCCCGCTCGTCGTAAAACTCTGCGATACGGCGCTTGCCGATCGGGTCGATCATGTAGTTGCTGAGCAGAGCGTACTTGTGCAGGGGGCGGTCAATCCGCGTTGGGTTCAGCAAGCCGTCCGTTGCCATAACCGTCAGGGCCGCAGTCGATCCCAGGTAGCCGCGCAGGATGTTGTCCACAATGATCGGGGAAACCTTGTCCACACCCACCATGTCGCGCGCAAAGTTTGCAATGGCGATGGCCAGTTCACTCGTGTTCTCACGGGTCTGCAGGCTGGGGTCCAGGCCCTTCTGGTGAATACCAATCAGTTCGCGTCCGGTCAGGAACGAGTAGTTAGTCCAGGCTTCCAGCAACGGCTTCACCGCCTGCGGCACGGGAGTCACGCGGCCAACGTACTGCTCAAACATGTAAGACAGAGCGGTGCGCACTGCCTCCATAGCCTCTTGTTCCTCGGGGGTACCCTTACGCTTGTAGTACTCGACCACACGCTCCGGTATCACTTTGAAGAGGGCGCCCAGTTCGCCCGGCACAGAAATCTTCTGGCCACCGATGAACCAGTTGCCGTCTCGGGTACGCAGGTCGGCTTCGTTGTAGTCCTCATCGTCATCTGCCTTGCCCATGGCATAGACGGTACTCAGCGCGATCGCAATACCTGCCCGGCTCCAGAACATTTTACGAGCGGCGGCGCGGTCAACCGAGGCGCTAGAGTCAATGCCAGATGCCGCGCGGTACAGCACGTCCATACCCTGCACATAGGCGTTGAAGAACGGGATGGTCTTAACCATGACGCCAACGAAGTCGCTGGATCCACGGCGGCGGAAGTTGATAAATTCCCGGGCACGGGTCTGTGCCAATAGCATGTCGCCCTTGGATTCTTTGATGGTCTGGTCGTAGATGGCTTTACGCACAGCCAGGTCAGATGCGCGGGTGATGCCATCCAAACGATGTAGCAAATTGCGGAACGCCCCACGAGGCTTGTACCCCATGTCTTCCATAAAGGTAGCGCCGGGGCGGCCAGCTTTGAAGTCGTATTCGCCAGACAGGCCCAACGCTTCGGCGTCTTCAACAATGCGGTGACGTACGCCACGGATCTCAGCCAGGGCAATCTTGGGGAAGTTGGTCAGAACCATGCCAATCAACGCCAGCGGATTTTGCACCCCCGAGGTTAGCAGGGCACGTTGAATGTCGTCCACCACCTGCTTCAATGCAAAGGGCGGCAGGGCCGTCACCGAGGTACGCAGAATGTTGGACGCCTCGCTCAGATACTGCAACCATCTACCGGTAGTTTGCGACTCAGCTTTGAATGCCAGCACATCGTACTCACTGGGCAACTGCCACCATATTTGACCGCCATTTTCGTAGCTATAGGTAACGTTAGGTTTGCCCTGCGAGTCGGCACCCAACTTCTTGGCTTGCTGAATAGACCCCAGGAACTCCAGTGTCTGATTACGCGCATCGGTGTTCATCACCTGGCCGACCATCCACCCCATGGTGTTGAGGTAGTTCTCAAACACATCGCCAACCGACCGTATTTCTGAACCAACCAATTGAGGTAGTTTTGTAACCGCCAGCGGACTACGGGAGGCCGTGTTTTTGGTTCTGCGGTAGTGTTCTTCAAACTTGCCGCTTTCCAGACGGTCAAACGGCACATAGCCGATGACTTCTTTCCATTCTTTGCCTTCATCCGCAGACAACCGCCCCACGGCCACCAAGTGATCCACCAGCTCAATACGCGAGGCATCCATAGCGGCGTTCATAGCGGCGAACCTTGGGTCCGAGTTGTACAGCGCCAAGCCAGCGTTTAGTTCTGTTTGAGTCAAGTGATTGGGAAAATACGGATCGTCCTTCAACAAGTTCTGCAAACGGAAGGCTTCCAGGGCTCGACCTGCCGCCGTCTTGGCTTCGTCAAATGACATCTGTTTGGAATCGGCATACTGCTGAACCAACTCCAGCACTTTGGCCGGGGGCGTAGTGCCCGTGTCTTTGACCATCCACAGCCCCGTGGTCTTATCTTTCTCAATGGAGCCAGCCTTAAAGAAAGCCAGCAACATCTTGGAGTAGTCTTGGGCTTGGCGATACAGTCCCATGGGGTTTAGTCGGCCCAACGAGTCGCGCACGGCGCCGTTGAACTCGTTCATGATGCGCTTGTCGATAGACGCGGCAGCATCCGCCACCTTAGTACGCATCTTGTCGATGGCGCTCACATCATCAGAGTTAGCCATACCCTTGTACAACGCCTTGGTGCCAAAGGCCTGTTGCGGGTTGGTGATGCCAAGCGATGCCAGGACTGCTTGCCCATTCTTGGTGGCCCGAGACATGATCTTGACGGGCTCTTTGCCGGGAGCAGGCGGCACAAAGATGGTATCCATTGCCGCGATTGTGTAGTCCAGCATGGACTGCGGATCAGTTACCCCAATGAGTCTCAGCAGATTAGTCTTGAACTTGTCCCAGGCCGTGGCCTTCTTCCAGGGTTTAACCGCCAGCGCCTTCTGCAAATCCAGGCTGGTCATGGCTTCCGTCACGAACTCGGACAGACTTTCCCGGGCGTCTTCACTCAGGTTGATGGTCTTGTCGTTCTTAGCGGCGCGCCAGATCTGGTTTAGTTCACCAACAGCGGCACGTTGTGCATCAGTCCAGGTGTTGGGATTGGCACTAAGGACTCGTTCAGATGCCGCATGAGTCGCCTCATGTAGCAGGGTTTCCTCGTCAAGGCCTGTATCTGTATCCAGCCAAATCTTCTTGCCGTCACTACGGGCGGCACCACGGACGCGGACCCCTACGTCGTTCACCAGGTTATCCACGACTTCTACATCAGTCTTACTCAGCAGCTTCTTCAGGGTCTCAGCCAGTGAGCGGGCGAGTTTCGTCTCGCCTTGTGTAGATAGCAGGTCAAGGGCGCCGATGAGGTTATCGGTGCGGAGCATGCTAACGACTTCTGGCGACAGGGCGCGGCCTTCACTCACCGTCTGAGAGTAGCGGTCTTCGCTAACCCGTTGCTCAATCATGTCCATGACCCGATTGGCTTCGACGTATTCTCCTCGCTTGATGAGGTCATCAAGGTGCTTAGCATGTCGTGCCTGCAAAGTGAAGTCTTTGCGGGTTGCCAACTTCACGGCGCGGTCTTGCGTAGTCTTTTGGCCCTTGGCCTCTTGGGCTTCCTTCTTAGCCTTGTCTGCTTCCGTACGCGCTATGTTGGCTTCAGCCTGGGCGCGCTTGCGCTCTTCCACCGCACGTTTACGCTCGGCCTCGATGCGCTCAGCCATCTCGGCGGCTTCGCGTTTACGGGTTGCCTCTTCGTCTGCCGTCTCCTCCACAACTTCGGGGGCCGCTTTGACTTCCTGGGTACGGCGCTCATTAGCCGCACGGATCCGATCGGTATGCTCCAGGAATTTCTTAGCAACACGTTGTGGCCCCGAACCGCCCTCTTTCTGAATCACCTCCGCCAGACCAATGGCTTCTTTGCGTGTAGCCTCAGGGAACGTCAAGTCCTGGGCAACTCGGTTCAGTCGCTCTAAGACAGGGAACTGTTGAGGTGCAGGCGTTGGCGCCGGGGCGGCTAGAGCCGGAGGAGTTGTAACAGGAGCCGGTGCTTCAGGCGTTTTGGCAACGGCAGGTGCAGGAGTAGGCTCAACAACCGGCGTTGCAGGTGTTTCGGGAGCGGCGGGAGGCGCACTTAATGTATCGGGCTGCGCGACTTTAGCAGCTCTTCCCTTGCGAGCAGGTTGCTTAGGAGGTACCAGTCCGAGTCCGACAGGTTCTGTAGGGGCGGGGGCGGTTCGAACTCTATCTCCAGTTCCCACAGTTCCTGTGTCGGTAACCCCGCTAGGAACTCCCACGCTAGGCTCACCTCTTCGGGACTCAGCACTCGGCTTAGGTGCAGGCGCTTCAGCTCTCGGGACATTTGTGGCCTCCTCAAACGCTGGCACAGATGGGGCCAGCAAAGAACGCAGTATACGGGCCTGAGGGCGGTTGCCTTTTATTAGCCAAGGCTTGGCGTCTACGAGCGCCTGTACCTCGTCGGCGGTGCGGCCTACTACGTTATCTGCAAACCAACCAGCGGAAGAATCCAGTTTGACTCCGGTGTCCAGGATGTCCTGGGCGGTAAAGGCTTGGGGAGCGGCAAAATCTGCCGCCCGCTCGGGGCCAGCCGCCCACATCAACGGGTTTGTAACCTCTTCGCGGCCTTCTGTAGGTACTTCTGCCTCCGGCTCAGGGGTAGGCGCGGGTGTTGGTTCTGGTGCAGTTTCGGCGCGCTCGGGGCCCTTAGCCCAAAACTCGCGGTCGGTTACTTGCTCACGCCCTTCCGTTGGCACTTCGGCCTCGGGTGCGGGCAATAACGGAGTAGCTCTGGCTTTGGGTTCTTCAGCAAACTCTTCCGCAACCGTTTTGGCAGAGCGTGGTGTGGGTTCCTCAACAGGGGCGGGCGCAGGTCTAGCCATCTCCCTGCGCGCAGCATTGCGTTCCAGAACACTGCTGGCGCCGCCCAACGGGCCGCCTACAAGCCCGGCCAGATACGCCGCCTCGCCATACTCTTTCATGGCGTCAGCATCGGTCAACGGCAACCCTGCTTGCCAGCGCTCCATAATCTGCTGGCTAATTTCAACCGGTATGTCCGCTGCCCCGCGAGCTACGCCACGGGCAGTCGCGCCGGACAAAGACTGCCGGGCTTTATTGGCAAGGGCAAGTTCGGCATCTGCAGTACGCAACGCGGCATCGTCCGCGATGCCCAATACGCCTTTAACGATCCGTTTACCAAAAACAAAGGCTTGGCCCGCGCTTTCTGCCAGGGCCTGCCCCGTTGCGGCTGTTGCCGCCTTACCTGTGTCGATTTTGACGGGCTCACCTTTTTCCAGCTGCTCTCCTGCCTGTCTCTCAACATCAGCACCAAAGAACATCGGATATGCAGCGGCGGCTGCCCCTAACGTGCCACCAACAATTGCGCCAGGCACCCCGCCAACAGGCGCGCCAGCCATAGCGCCTAGCCGGGCCCCGCCAGCAATAGTGGCCATGGTGCCGCCTTGCCCAGCAATAGCACGAGGAATCTGAGATACGGCTTCTCCCGCAGCGGAAAGCAAGCCTTTGTCTTGGTACGCTTTTTTGACGGCTGCAAAGGAAGGCCCTTCGCCAGTCTCTTCCGAAATTTTTTGGCCGCGTTTAACGCCCGCAACCCCAGCTTCTTCTGGGGAACCAAATAGCGCCCCTGCCGCAGTGCGCATTGAAGATATAGGCTGCTCAAAACCTTTTTGCAGCTCCCCCATAAAGGTGGATTTCTTGGGCTCAGGCGCAGGGGCCTGCGCCGTCATGTTCGCCCATTGCCACGCCGTATCTGGGTCGGGGGCATCAACTTCGAATGTCCGTCCCCCAACATCAACTTCATACGTAGGCATCTCGTTTCCTTAGCGTTTGACTTCGCGCACCGCTCCCTTTGGCGGTAGGCCGTACTGGGATTGTACGGGCTCTTGTGCTCCTTCAACACCATAACTAGCCAGAATGCGCTTGGTTTCTTTTTCCACCATCCGGTCAGCCAGCCCGGGGTCTTTCTTCAGCGCCATCTGCATGGGGACGCCCCCGGCTTTGATTGTGTTATTGACGTTGTCAGCCGCCATATCGCGGATTTTGGCCAGCTGGAACGGAGTCAATACGCCAGATGCCCCTGAACGCTCCCGGGCCGCAGCCAAGGTTGTAGCATTTGTGGCGTCTACCGCAGCGGCGCGCTCGCGCAGTCCAGCTTGGTCTTTAGCCAAAGCAGCGGAATCTTTCTGATATTGCCGTTTAAGCGTAGCCAGATCGGCGCGGTTTTTCTGGGCGGCAGCCACATCGCCAACGGCTTCGTTGTACCGCAGTTCCTGGGCTTTGGCGTCAATCTCGTTGAGCTTGAGGTTTTGGTCGTACCGTTTATCTTTGATGCGTTGAGTTTCTGCCGCTATTGCGTCTTCATACTCTACCTGTTTACGCAGGCTTTGCGCGCTAGACTGCCCAAAGGATCCGGTGCCCATGTTGGCAATTAAGCGGTGGAACGTTGGACGCCCCTTATCCGCTTCGAGTTTTGCTTCGCGTGCCGCATCGTCAGCCTTCATCATTCGGCGCAATTCAGCAGTCTGTTTTGCCGCCTGTTCCCAAGGCATTTCAGTGATGCCTTGCGCTTTCAGATGCGCCGCTCTTTCCGCAGCCAACCCGCCAGCAGTGGTTGGCATATCAGGGGCTTCAAACTCTTTGGTACGTGCCGCCTCCATAGCCTTCCACTCAGGAGAGTCAGTTAGGAGAGCCAAGACGCCTTTGCTTGCAGCGGGTTTAGCTCCGCCAGCGGGAGCAGCTCTGGGGGGCGCTTTAGCCGGAGGAGGCGCAACCGCATACTCAGTAAGAATGCGATTGGCTTCGGTCTGTTGATCTTTTTCGGCTTTAGCAACCCTTGCTTTTTCTGCGTCGCGCTGAGCTTGTTCGACTGCTTCTAAAGCGCGGCGGTTTTCTACGTTGCCCAGCCCCAGCGCTTCGCGCAGCGTCATGTCGTCCCCCGTACGGGTGCTGGCACCGGCAATCGGTACCCCGGTTATGGGGTCATAGATGGTGTCATCCTCAACGTCGCCACCCTTAGCAAACGCAATGATCCCGCCGCCACAGAAGTCAAACATGCGGGGGTCCAGCTTGGCTTGCATCAGGCCGCCTTCGGCTGCGCTGACTGGTTCGGCTTGCATGGCAGCCTGCTCTTGGTTTGCGCTTTGTTGGGCAAGGGCCTGCATGATCCCTTCGACTTCCATGTCTTGTTGCTCATCAACAGTAGGCTGTTGTCCTTGAGCGGCGCCCTGCTGCATTGCCATGCGCTTTTGATCGTCAATACGGTCTTCCAGAATCGCCCCGGCTACCCAAGGAGAGATGGTGGGGAATGCCCCCTTCTTTGCCGCCTCTAGCGTTGGGATAGGAGCGTTCTGGTATTTGGCAAGCTGCTCAATCAGGTTTTGCTTCATGGCTTGTCCTTAGGGCTTGTTGAAGGATTCCAACAGTTTGGAAATTTGAGAACCCGCTTGCAGCCACTCAGTAATTGGGTTCTGGTTTGCCGTATTGACTTGCGTTGCCACTGGCATGCCGCTAAACAGCCCTTGCTTGATTTGGGCCATCTTGAGATCCCAGTCTCGCGCTTCTTCAAACTGTTTACGATCAGCAGCAATGCCTTCGGCCTCAATGTCACGTTGGGCTTTGCCCGCCTCTTGCAGTTCGTTGAGGCTCTTGAGCCCAAAGTCCGACCCGTATTGCCGCGAGGCTTCTGAGGCTTTATCGGCCTCCATTTGACGCCCTTGCTCAGTATTAAACTGCTGCATGGCTTTGTCGAATGCAGTGGCATAGCCTTGACCCACAGTCTTGTTCTGTTCAGCCAACAAGTTACGAGCCGCTTCGCTTTCCATAATGGCTTGACGGCCCCCGCCAAAGCCACCAGCTTGGGTTAGCTTGGCCATACTAGGTTGCAGGTTAATCTGCGACTGACGGCGCATCTCAGCCAGCTGAGGATCAAGGGCGGCGCTTAAGTACGGGTTCATGTACTTGTTAGCCGCTGCCGTATCAAACGTGCCAGTCGTGAACTTGGTGGGGTCGTAGCCTGTGCTGGCTAGAGTGCTGGTTCCCGCAAAGTATTGGTTCTGCAGGTCAGAAGGACCAGCAGTCAAGGTTCCTGTATAGGCTTGATACGGCTTGTTTGCCGCTGCAATACCTTGCCCGATGTTGGTGGTAATAGCATCCCCTGCCCACTCAGATAGGTTTCCGGCAGTGGACGTGCCCGTTGCGGGGCCGCCCGTGACAAAGCGCTGGATCCCATCCGTAATACCGCCTTCGCTGTAGCCCACCGAGCCGCCAGGCATGTATTTGTCAGGGTTGATCTGACGCCCTTGCTTTTTAGTGCCGGTACGGGCAATGCGGATCTTGTCCATCATCTGGTACAACTTCTTAGCACCAGCGTCGCTGTTGCCATTACCCAGGTGTGATACTACGTCAGCAGGCACAACGAATTCTCCATGGCTAAGTTTGGCGGGTTGCCGGTCGTCAATAGAGGTATTGATCCTGTCGGCCATGCCGTCAGTTTCTCCGCGCAGGTAGCGGCCACGAGCCGCCATGATGCCGCCTTGGGCGGCTTGTACCGTGTCCGGTTGTGTCTGCAACGAAGCCAATTTTTGTTCAGGAGTCATAATAGTCTCCATTGGAGCAGCGGCTGCAGCTGCGGGTGTATCTTTTTTAGCCCAAGGCATAGCCAAGGCAGGAGTTGCGGCGCCCACACCCCATTTATTTACGAGGGCAGCTGCCGGGGTGTAGTTGGCTAGGATGCCTTGCGCTTGTTGGTTCGCTGCGGCCTGCGCAGCAGCTACATCGCCCCCTGCGGGCACATATTGAGTGGGCGTAAAGTAGGTAAGCCCAGCACCGCCAGCACGGCGGTTGGGGTCGTTGTATTTAACAGGAGCATTGACTGCCGTGTACTGTTTAACGGTACCTTTGTAGCCCGGCGTCTCAGGCTTTGTCAGGCCAGTAGCCTTGGCCAGCAGGCCGCCAACCAACCCGATTTTGTCCCAGTCGTAGGTTGTTTTGCCGTTAACGGTTTTCTTAAAATAGTTTGCAATCTTTGAAACAATGCCAGGGTCGGCTTTGTAGGCGGCGCCTGAAATAATTTCGTTGATGCGCGCGGTGGTCTCAGGCGGAGCGTCCTTCATCGTCGTCGGGTCGATTCCGATTGATTTATAGAAATCGTCCTGCGCTTGCGCTTCGGTTTGGCCCAGGCCTTCTAGGTTTATAGCCCCCGTATCGTCAGCTGAATTCCCGGTATCGAAACCGTCGTCATACCAATTACCCAGTTCGTCTTGCTGTAGAGCCATAGTTACCTCTTTTCATTCAATAAGGCAAGGAGGTCGTCTATGGACCCGCCTGCCGCCATTGTAGGCTGCCTTGACGATTTTCGATAGTCCGTCCGCAACGGGTCGCTAATCAAAGTTTCAACGTCTTCCATATCAATCTCTGCAACGCCAGGTTGCGTTGGTGCCGCCTGTTGTCCACCCATCAGGGCTAGAAGCGACAATAGGTCTATCCCAGAAGTCCCAGTTTGGGCTGTCGATGCTGTTGGCGGCTTCGGGATTGAAGGAGTTATTGGTGTTCCAGGTGTCCCCGTTCCAGGTGTCCCCGTTCCAGGTGTCCCCGTTCCAGGTGTCCCCGTTCCAGGTGTCCCCGTTCCAGGTGTCCCCGTTCCAGGTGTCCCCGTTCCAGGAAGATCACTTTCATCCCCGAGACTCCCGCCTTCGTACGGGGGCAGATCACTTTCATCCCCTAGACTCCCGCCTTCGTACGGAGGTAAATCGCTCTCATCCCCTAGACTCCCACCTTGATACGGGGGCAGATCGCTTTCACTACCAAGGCTCCCGCTGTCAGGAGGCGGAAAATCTGGTACTACGTTATCAACAGGAATGGGCAACGTGTCAATAATGTCCTGAATACCGGCAGTTGTTCCATCGTCTTGGGGCGCAGACTGACTTTGGTCAATAATGTCCTGAATACCGGCAGTTGTCCCGTCATCTTTTGGCCCCGTCTGCGTTTGTTCAACAAGTTGATCTTGAAGCCGCTGAACCTCATCCGTAGGCATGAACCAGGCATTTTGGGTTACATCGTAATATGACCCTTCAGGTTTTTGGTCTGCCATAGATATGGGAAGCAGGTCATATCCAAACGGTGGTCTGACCGTATTGGCCCTGGAAGTGTCACCATAAATAGGAGACCCGCCAACATCGACGTTAAATACGTCAGTAGGAAGCGTTCCTGCAACTTGTATCCCAGATCCGGGCGCAGACGGAATTTGGTCTATAAGGGCTTGAACATCAGAAGCCGTTCCGTCATCCCTTGGCCCCGTCTGCGTTTGATCAACAATTTCTTTTATACCGGCGGTGGTTTCATCATCTCTTGGGCCTTGTTGATAAGCCAGATAATCATCTTTTGTGGCAATCCCAAGACCTGCGGCGTCCTGTAGCTGGGAATAACTGTCCCAGCCTCCGGCAATAGCCCTAGATTCATTGTTATATGCGTCTTTACCGGCACGCAAGGCTTCTGCAATTACTGCATTGGTTGGGTCTCTACCCGTCATTTCGCTGGCAACAATGGTATTAATTGCATTCTGCGCACGGATGGGCAAATCCGAAAAGCCTTCAATTTGGCTGGTTACAAATGGCGTAGCCGCAGAAACGCCACTGCTTAAAAGCACATCTAACGGATTGGTATCTCTGCCTGTTATTGTTGGAGAAACAACGCTTGTTCCTACTTGGCCGATAACATTCCCAGCAACGTCTGCAACAGTGCCCAAACCAGCCTCTTGAGCGGCCAACATAGCCGTTTGAGCAGAACCCAAATCTGTACCATATTGAGCTGCAGTAGCTGCTTGATCGCCAAAAACACCAGCTTGCTGACCAATCTGACCAAGAGCGTAAGACGTACCAGCCGATTTCAGAATGTCGCCAATATCCCCGCCTTGAATAGCGGTCTTAGCGCCTGTTACTAAAGGCAAATAAGCAGGGGCAAATATGGCAGTGGCAATGGGAGCCAGATCGACCATATCATTTAAGAGATTACCAAGAGGGCTACTTCCAAAGAATCCACCGCTATTGCTGCCTGTTTGGTAAATCTTAGGATTATATCCTGTTATATTACCAGAATCATCAGCCGCAAAAATAAACTCATCAAATACGTTATTATCCGCCCGTGTACGGACTCTATATTTACCTGTTGGTATTTGTTCGGTAATAGGGATTTGTGTGCCTATTTCGTCTTGCCAATAGCCTGTTGTTTTTGCTTGAGTAATTGGAACAATATTCCAGTCAGTTCCAAAAGGATATAACTTACCATTCATAAACAACATT